TGGCTTCATTACATCGATCTGAGGTCCGCCCACGGTACTCAGAAAGAACACATGGACATCGCTAATGCATGTCGTGACATTTTCAAAGAACAATTCCCAACTGTTTCCGAAGCAATGGAATGGTAAATTATGAACATCTTTGTGACTGACCCTGACCCTGTTGCCTGTGCTAAAGTTCTCCCTGATAAACACATTGTTAAGATGCCACTTGAATGCTGTCAAATGCTATCTATTGTTGCATCTGACAAGTGGGGTCATGGATTTGGTACGATTCCCAAAGCAGACGGTAATCCTTATGCAACTGAGAAAGGTGCATTCCGTAATCATCCTTGTACTAAATGGGCAAATGACTATGTACTCAACTGGAGATGGTTGATTCGTCATGGTCTTGCCTTGTGTGAAGAGTATTCACATAGATACCAAAAGATACACACCTGTCTTACTGCACTATCACATGCAAACCAAATTTTCCCATTTGGAGATCCTACAGGTAGATCTGGAAAAGACCCTAAACCCTTTGTT